ATGGGCAATTTGAAGGTGTTCTTATTAAAGATTGGGAACATAATGCCGAACGTTTTGATATGTTAGCACAACAAGTCCGTGAATACATTTTCGAACACTGGCCGGAAGGAACAGACGAACCGTCTATTGGTTTAGAGGGATATGCTATGGGAGCAAAAGGTCAAGTATTTAATATTGGTGAAAACACTGGTATTCTTAAACATTACATCCAAGTAATAGAAGGTTGGGACTTAACCACATATGCTCCTTCCACCATTAAGAAGTTTGCTACTGAAAAGGGTAATGCCAATAAAGAAAAGATGTATGAACACTTCATTGAAGAAACTGGACTAGACCTTGAGAAAATCTTCGGTTTTGATATCAATCCTGAGAAAATCAATGGACCAATAAGTGATGTTGTTGACGCATATTACATTGCTAAAATACACTCAGAGGTTGTTTCTAGCATAGAAAACTAATAAATAGTAGCACTATGAATAAACACCTATTTGACTACAACCCAACACAAGAATGGAACGGGCGAAGTGTAGTATTCACTAATGTAACAGACGACGAAAACACACAACTAACTGGTATTGTGTTGTCCTCTGAAGGCGCGCAAGAAGCCAATTCAAAATTAGACCAGTCTAGATATACCAATCAACAATATTTAGAAATAAACAAAATAATCAGGGATATTTTTTCTGGCAACCAAATTGACCTTGTTACATTCATTGGTGGTGGTGCAGGTGAAGAATATGAAATTGAATCCTTCTTTGATGTATTTATGGGTGGTTTTGATAAGGGTTATGAAATATTCTTAGACAAAGAAGGTGGGACGTTTGGGCAATCTAGTCAATTTGTCGACAAAGTTTATCTAAAAACAATTGAAGAACCAAGGAATATGTCCTTGTCTGTTGGAACTATTAATAATGGGTCTAACCCAGCAGAACACGGAATGCCTTATTTAACATTAAGTTGGTCGTCTGGTGCATTAACCCCAAGGTGCGAAAACCAATCGTACTCTACTCAGGCATCTTGTGAAGCGTCAGGAACATTTTATTCTTGTTATAATTATAATACTGGAACAGAGTTGTTAGTTAGGAAGATGCAAAACCCAACCGTTTGGACTCCAGCAGCAACTGTTTCTAGCGAATGTATAACATTTAACACTAATTATTGCTATTATAGAGCCGGCACAACAGGTAATTGGACTAGGTGGTCGTCTAGTACATACTGGTGTGATAGAACAGCTAATGGTAGTACATATCCCACTTTGTACTGGTTGCCTAAGGGAACAGTTTCTGATTTAATTGTCAACCCAAATTCATGGTGGCCATCAGTAGAAACTCAAAATACTTTAAGTGGTCATGTTGTTTATGAGGGGGAAGGTGTATATCACCTGCCTGAAGAGTTTGACCAGCCAGGATCCGCAGCAACTTTTAAAACGTGGCGGTATGATAATTTCTCCACATCTGGACAAATGAAGTCTGGAAGACAAACTAGAGTTTTTTATATTGGATATTTGTTAAATATAGACACCAAACCACACAAAACCCAAATCAACCCTGATAATTATTTGCACGGACAACTTCCTGCCCACGGTTTAGTCAACTCTACAAATTCTGTCGTAGGCAATACATATGCATATACAACTTATTATGATAGAACTCGAATAAGATGGAGAAAACCTCAATATTGGGCAAACCCAACTTCATATCCTACTCCGGATAGGTATAGAATCTATAGAAGTAATAGTTATTATTATGGTATTACGTCTCCTACGGAATATACAATGGGGATAAAACGACTTGTTGGAGAAGTCCCTTCTACTAGTGTTAATGATGATTTACAATTTTTCGAAGAGTCTGAACATAGTTTACGGGCTGAGGGTATGTTACCGTATCAGTATTGTTATTATTATATAACTTCTGTATGGGACGATTGGGGAACTTCTAATAGAGGTTTATTTTATGGTCAGTATAATTTTTATTGGGATGGGGATATAACTGCATTTGACGGACAATCCCCTTCTTCTACTTACGTTGAGGTATTAGAAATAGACCAAAGTGGTAACGATTTGAGTATCAGTCATTCTCAAAGGTGGACGGGGTATTTCAAGGCACAAAAATCAGGCGTCCATTCGTTTAAATTAACTTCAGACGATTCTGCTTATTTATGGATAGGCAATAGTGGCGATGATATTACAACATTATCTAATAACATAACACTTGCGAACGCGTTGATTGATAATGGAGGAACACACCCACCAACCTCGGTATCTGCTACAATAACATTGAATGAAGGTGAGTATTATCCAATATTATTGTTTTATGGTAACAAGAATCTTTCGTGGCCTTATACTGGTGGTTATCAGAATACTTTAGCATTTACACCACCAGGCGGAGTGGAACAAACTTCTGGTGTTGGATATTATTTTATGTCAAATAACAACAGCAACCCTGGAACTGGACAAGAAGTTGAAGGACGTTTTACAACAAATCAATTAAGATCTTATTTTAGGTAATACTTGACTTTTAGTCAAAAGTGTAGTATAATAAACTAATAACAGAGGAGAAATATATGTACGTAGAAACTTGGCAATTATTATGTTTGGCTTTAATAACCACATCTGCTTATTTTTCATACCGACAAGGTATGATGGATGGCGTTAAATCTGGGGTTCAAGTGACAATCGCAGATTTACATAAAAAGGGTATAGTAGCAATTTATCAGGATGATTTGAATGGTGAAATGGTAGTTGGTCGTTATGATGAAATAGAATGGGACGACATAGTAGATATGGAGGAAGATAATGAAGAAGACCACTGGTGATTGCGATGAATCTTGTGAATGCCATGATGATAAGATTGTTGTCGGTGACAGGGTGTATGTTGACCCATATGGAGGACAAGGTATGTCCGATAAAATGAAAGAATTGTTAAAAAGAAAAGAAACCTTAAAACAAAAGGGGGTATAAAGTTAAAATAGAGCTTTACTTTCCTTTTGAATTCAGGTATAATACGTAGTATATTAAATAAAAAAGGAGTTATATTATGAAAGAGTTAAAACGCGATGCCGTAATCTCGGTATTAAAAGATAAAGTTGCTGACGTGACTTTCACAAAGAAAGATGGTACAGAACGTGTAATGAAATGTACGTTACAAACTGAATTTCTTCCAATTCAAGAACCTAAAAAAGAAGGCACTGTTGCTAAGAAAATAAACGAATCTGTTGTTGCTGTATTTGATATTGAAGCAAAGGGTTTTCGTTCGTTTAGACTTGACAGTGTGACTAACTTTGTTACTGACGGAAAAGAAACTTTTGCGTAAGAACACGGTCAAAGTTCTATCTGAAATAGAACACGTTCTCCACCGCCCAGGAATGTATGTTGGTGATACCACGGTTGGTACACACGACAAATGGGTAATGGACGACGGTAAAATTATTAAAAAGAAAGTTAAAATCGTACCAGCTTTTCTAAAGTTATTTGATGAAATCATCAGTAATTGTATTGACGAAGGATTTCGTACCGATTTTAAATATGCTAATGAAATCAAGGTGAGGGTTGAGGACAATGGGAAAATTACAATCGAAGATAACGGCAGAGGAATTCCAGTCGTTAGTACAAAAGATGGAAAAACGCAGGCAGAACAAGCATTCACAAATCTCCGTGCTGGGGCAAATTTTGATGATGGGGTGGGCAATGTTTCTATTGGTACTCACGGTCTTGGTTCTACTTTAGTCAATATACTGAGTAAGAAATTTATTGCTCATACTGATGACGGTAAGAAACACTTCCGTTTACAGTGTTCAAAGAACATGAGTGAAATAGATACAGAAATCACTAAAACAAAAGGTGTACTAGGGACAGCAGTGTCTTATTATGCCGACTTTGCCCGTCTTGGGATGAAAAGCATTAACAAAGACCATACACAGCTTATAGAAAAACGTGTAAACGATCTTGCCGTATGCTTTCCTAAAATTAAGTTTAAGTATAACGGACGTTTGGTCAAGTCTGGTACTTTCAAACAATACTTATCTCAAATAGAAAAAGATTTTGTAATACTAGAAACTGCTAAATTTAAGGTGGCAGTATTACCTTGGGAAACCAATGAACAGATATCATTCATTAATGGTATTGATACATTTGGTGGTGGTGTTCACGTTGATGTAGTATCAAATGCTATTGGTAATGCACTTAAAGGTGCTATCAAAAAGAAACATAGATTAGATATCCGTGTTCCTGATATTAAAAATAAGTTGTTATTCGTTATTCTCACTAACAAAGTTGGTGACCCAAAGTTTGATTCTCAAACTAAAGAAAGACTGACTAACAATGCTAACGATATGAAACCTATATTTGATGGGGTTGACGATGAGAAATTCATTACTAGAATAATGAAGAATGAAGAGTTGATTCAACCTATCATTGAGGCATTAATGTTAAAGAAACAACTTGCTGAGGCAAGAGCATTACGTAAGGCACAGAAGACAGCAAAGAAAAAGAAAATTGCTAGTCATATCAGTGCTAGTGGTAAGAACATTGAGGATAAAATCTTATTTATTACTGAGGGGCAATCTGCTATCAGTAATTTAATCAACGTTAGGCAAACTGCTATTCATGGTGGGTTTCCGTTAAGGGGCAAACCTCGTAATGTTAGAGAATTAAAACCTACTGACATTATGAAGAATAAGGAACTTTCTGAACTAATGAGTATTATTGGTTTAGAGTTAGGGGAGCCTGCTGAAGATTTAAACTATGGTAAGATTGGTATTCTTGCCGATGCTGACTTTGATGGGTTTTCAATCGCAGCATTGTTGGTGAATTTCTTTTCTAACTGGAAAGACTTGTTTGATGATGAACGTATTCTATTCATTAAATCTCCAATTGTAATTGCTAAGAAAAAGAAACAAGTGAAACGTTTTTATGAATTGAGAAAATTTCATGAAGCAAAACTTGACTCTGATTGGAAAATAGAGTATAATAAAGGTTTGGGTTCATTAAGTATTGAAGAATACGATTTGATGATTAACGATCCTGTAACAGAAATAATTGAATATGACAGCGGGGCAACAACTTCTCTTGAAACGGCATTTGGTAAGAATGCTATTCCTAGAAAAGCATGGTTGATGGTATGAATATGAATGTGACTGAATTAATAAATAACGAATACCGAGATTACTCTAAATATGTTTTATATAGTAGAGCAATCCCAAATATGATTGATGGTCTTAAACCGTCTCAACGTAAGATACTATATACGGCATTAAAGACAGCAAAGAATGCTCGTATCAAAACTGCTTCATTGAGTGGTAATACAATCTCACAAGGTAATTACCATCATGGTGATGCCTCGTTGAATGAAGCAATTACGAAAATGGTTCAACCGTTTGCTAATAACCTACCACTGCTTGCTGGTGAGGGTTCTTTTGGTTCTAGATTAGTTCCAGAAGCTGCAGCCGCACGATATACATATGTTAGAACTCATAAGAATTTTGACACGTATTTTGCGGATACAATGGTTGCCGATAAGTCAGTTGATGTAGAAGACCCTGAACCAGAGTTCTATTTACCTATTATCCCTTGGGTATTAGTTAATGGAATTAAAGGTATTGCTGTTGGGTTTGCAACTGAAATACAACCGCACAACCCTAAGCAACTTGCTAAGTTATGTACTGCCCATTTACAGGGTAAGGACATATCAAAACGTAAGTTGTTGCCGTCGTTCCCTGGATTCAAAGGTAAGATTGAAGAGGAAAACGGTAGTGCATTTTGTACTGGAACATTTAGTTTAAAGGGGCAAACTAAATTACAAATCACAGAAGTACCAATCGGATTCACTAGAGAATCTTATGTGATACTTCTTGATAAACTTGAGTCTGAAAGTAAAATCGTGTCTTACATTGATAAGTGTGATGCATCAGGTTTTAAATTTGATATAACCCTGAAACGTACTAAATCGTTGACGGATAATCAAATTATTACTACATTCAAGTTAAAGAAAAAGTTAAATCAAAACTTAACCGTTATTAATCAGGATGGTCAATTAAAGGTTTATAATAATTCGTTAGATATTATTAAAGACTTTGTTGATTATCGTGTGACAAAATATGCCGACCGTTATGTGTGGTTGTTAAACCAAGCAAACGAGGAATTGGATGTAATCTTAGCAAAGGTTAAATTCATTGAAATGGTATTGAATGGTGACCTTGATTTTTCTAATAAAAATAAACAACAAATCAGGGACGACCTGTCGAATGACTTCGACTCTGATATAATAGATATATTAATTAGGATGCCTATTTACTCATTATGTCAAGATGAACTTGACAAACTGAAGGAACAAGGTATTACAGTTTGTGATAAAATCACAGAGTGGAAAGCAATTGATGCTACCGAACAATTTATCAAGGAATTAAAGGTGATTTAAATGGAATTTTTAGACGAGATACCTGAAGAAGAACAGACAACTAAAACGCAAATTAAAACTAAAGAACCCACTGAAGGATTCGGACTTGAAATTGGTTCGTTGACTTTTTACATGGGTGATGTTGAACTTGAGATTAAGGATGTAAAGGTAAAAGATATGGATGAATTTAAACAATTATTATTTGAGGTATTATCACAATGATACTCGTAGATTTTAGTCAACTGATGGTTGGTGGGTTAATGGCACATGCCAAAACACAAAGTGATGTAAGTGAGGACTTATTACGACATATGGTACTTAATACATTAAGGTCATATAGAAAACAATATAAGAAAACGTATGGTGAGTTGATATTATGTATTGACTCTAGACATTACTGGAGACGTGATGTGTTCCCTAATTATAAACATGCTAGGAAGAAAGCACGTGAGGACTCTAAATTTGATTGGCCAATTATCTTTAAATGGTTTGATAAAATCAAGGCAGAACTTAAAGAACACTTTCCCTATAAAATGATTGACGTGATGGCAGCTGAAGCAGATGATGTTATTGGTGTGCTATCTAAGTATAAACATATGGAAGAAAAGATACTAATTCTATCAAGTGATAAGGACTTTATTCAATTACATAAGTACAAGAACGTTAAGCAGTATTCTCCTATGCAAAGAAAGTGGGTAAGGCATATTGACCCAGTTGGTTATGCTAAAGAACATATTATTCGTGGTGACCACGGTGATGGTATTCCTAACTTTTTAAGTGGTGACGATTTCCTAGTTGAAGGAATTAGACAACATCCTATTGCTAAGAAGAAAGTTGCTGTATGGTTGACTCAAACCCCTGAAGAGATTTGTGAGGGTAATGAAGAGATGATGGAAAGGTGGCAAAGGAATGAGTTATTAACTCAATTTGATAAAGTGCCTGAGTTGTTACAAAATGATATTCTAAATGCATTTAAGAAAGAACCAAAAGGTGCTAGAAAGAAATTATATAACTACTTCGTAATGAATAAGTTACAAAACTTAATGGATGTTATAGGAGATTTTTAATGAATTACGTAGTACCAAAAGAACTTGAGCAAATGTCAGCATCTGAAGCAAATGAAGTTTTAATTGCCTTACAACGCAGAGTGAAGTTACACGAAGAAAGAATTGCGAAACTGGAGTCTAGGTGGGATGGAGAGAAAGTATGACATACGGTTATAAATGCGAAGAATGTGGAAATGAATTCACATTCTCACGTCACAATACTGAATATAAACTACCAGCAGACTGCCCTGAGTGTGGTAAGAAAGATGGTGGAAAAAGGGTTATAGGAACACCATTCTTTATAACTGCTGGTGGTGGACATAAAAATAAAATACGATGAAAATGTTTAATAAAAAACCAAAAATAGAGTTCTATAATGTGATTGACGGCATCGCTGATCAAATGCCTATTGTACCATCAAGTAAAATTATACATGAATGGAAAAAAACAGCAGCAGAAGAGTTTGGCTCAACAAAAGCAAAATGCCCAATAACGGGACACACTACTGTTTCCAAATGCCCTGCCATTAATAATATACAAACATGTGGGTGGGTTCTTCGTTTAAATCAAGATGTGACAATTGACTGCGATAGGACTGGAGAAACAATACAATGGGCAACTAGTACCGCAAACAACGATGATGTATCATTACATCCAATACATGCATACCATAAATATAGGAAGCATTGGCCAGTACAATCGGCACCACAGGTAGTTAAGTTCCATTTGGGTTGGTATGCTACTATACCAAAAGGTTATGATTTATTGCAAATACCAATTGGACTTGCTGATGAAAACAATTTTACTGCTGTTGAGGGTATGTATAGTTCGGATTTAGGTCCTGCTGGGATGACTATACCTGTTTATTGGCATGCTTTAGGGCAAACTAAAACATTAAAAGCAGGAACACCCCTTGCTCAGTTGATATTAGTTAAGTCTGAGAATATTGAATATTCTGTTGGCAACATAACTGAAGAGCAAAAGGATAACCTTGCAATAAATGATAAGTTTTTCTCACAGTCGTTTTATAGAAATTATAATACTATTAAGAAATATTGGAAATCAGTTGGGGGTAATAAATGAAAACACTTAGAGAGAAAGCACTTGAGTCAATTATTATAGATCTAGAAGGACGATTATCAGAGGTTCAACATAAGTACGATGCCCTTGTAGGTAAGATTAAAAAGGATGCGAATAACAAACGCAATGTAGATGATGGCGATGCCTTTCTAACTAATTATGGTAGCAGAGGACATGGTTTTTGGGAGTAAAAATGAAAGTAAGTGAAATATTAACAGAATTACGAAGTGATAATAGTCGTTTGTTTAAAATAGATGTATTGGAACGCAATAAAGATAACGAATTGTTTCAAAGGGTTGCCAAGGCAGCTTTAGACCCATATACGCAATATTATATTAGGAAGATACCTGATTATACATTCGTTGGTGATAAGTCAAAACAGACTTTAGAGTGGGGATTAGACGGTTTAAGTAAGTTATCGTCTAGAGATTTAACAGGTAATGACGCAAAAGAGCATTTGATTGATACCCTAATCAACCTATCAGCCGAGGATGCCGATATTATTAAATGTATTATTGCTAAAGATTTAAAGTGCGGTGTTCACAAATCAACAGTTAATAAGGTATATGGTAAGGGGTTTATTGAAAAGTATCCATGTATGCTTGCCAGTTCTTATAATGAAAAGAATTTTAAACACATCAAATACCCTGCAATAGTACAACTTAAATCAGACGGTATGAGAGCAAATCTTATTATGAACCCAAATGGTAATGTTGAAGTCCGTAGTAGAAACGGTAAGACTATTGATTTACATGGTCATTTTGATGAAATGGTTAGGGGTATATTTTATAAGAAACCCTCGTTGGAATCGTTAGACCAATTTAGGGGTGGTGTGATTGATGGTGAGTTAATTGTTCTTAGTGAAGATGGTGAAATACTTGACCGTAAAACTGGTAATGGTATTCTTAATAAGGCAGTTAAAGGTACTATTACAAAGGAAGATGCCAAACGCGTAAGGATGATTGCTTGGGATATGATACCACTTGAAGATTTCAAAGCATGCAAGTCAGATATACCATATTTTGATAGATTAGACGTACTAAGACACAGAATGGATGAGGTTGTAGATACCTTTGAAGAAGTGTTGATTGTAATACAAGATACTACATTCGTTGATAACTTCGAGCAGGCAAATGAACTATTTAACGATGCATTAACTGCAGGTGAAGAGGGTGTTATCGTTAAGAATGGTGATGCTCCTTGGGAAGATAAACGTTCTAAATATCAAGTAAAGATGAAAGCAGAACTTGAAGCAGACTTATTAGTGACTGAATGGAACGAGGGTTCGGGTCGTATTGAGGGGTTAATGGGTAGTGTGACGTGTGTTACGAAAGACGGTAAGTTAGAAGTTAATGTTGGTTCGGGGTTCAATGATGAAGACCGTAAGATGAAACCTGAAGATATTGTCGGTAAGATTATTACAGTTAAGTACAATGAGATTATACAAGATAAGAATAAGAATAAGAAGTCATTATTCCTTCCTATCTTTGAAGAAATTAGATTAGATAAAACAAAGGCGGATATATTATGAATTATAAAGACAGTGGTGTAGATTTACACGAACAAGATATGTTTAATGCACGTTTAGCAACCAAGATGCCGTGGTTAGGTGGATTTGCTGGAGCATTAGATATTGGTAACGATTACCTCGTATCATCTACTGACGGTGTTGGTACAAAGGTTAAATTATATGTACAAGCACAAGAAGAAGAGGGTGTTAGTATTAAAAATATTGGTATTGACTTGGTTGCTATGGTAATGAACGATATCGTTTGTTGTGGTGCCAAACCTCTCTTTTTCAATGACTATTTAGCAGTAAATCAACTATCTCAAATAGACGCATTAGGGTTGATTGAAGGAATTAATGAGGGGTTAAAACAGTGCGGTAATAACGTTCCTCTACTTGGCGGTGAGACTGCTATTATGACTGATATGTATAAGGAAGGAGATTTTGATATTGCTGGATTTGGTGTAGGTGCTTGCCCTAAAGATGATTTTATTGATGGTAGTGGTATTGTAGATGGTGATGTGATGATTGGTTTAAAGTCAGACGGATTTCATTCTAACGGTTATACACTTATTCGTAAGGTGATAGAGAGTGAAGATACAGAAGATATACCGTTCTCTGATTTGCTTAGACCTACTAAAATATATGTTAAACCTGTCCTTGATGTAGTAAATAAACATAAAGGTAAAGTACATGGCATTGCCCATATCACTGGTGGTGGTCGTTCTAATGTTGATAGACTACTCGGTGAGGATATCAACCTAAGACCTGTATGGTTTGAAAATCAAACACTGACTGAGGAAATGGAATGGATTAAGATGTCTGGTCAGATTGATGATATTGAATTCCGTAAGGTATTTAATAATGGAATTGGTATGGTATTAATTGTTGATAGGGAAGAATACCCAATGATACAAGATACCCTAGATGGGTTAGACGTTGAGCACGTTGAAATAGGTGCTATTGGTTCACGGATACAAAACTAATGAATATATTTGTAGACATTGACGAAACTATTTGCACTGGTGGTTTTCCTTATAACTATTGCTTGCCTATTGAAAGAAGAATTAGAAAGATTAATAGACTATATGATGAGGGTAACAATATAACATACTGGACTGCTAGGGGTGGTAGGAGTGGACATGACTTTACTCAATTAACAAAAACACAATTAGGTGTTTGGGGTGCTAAATACCACGAACTAATTATGGGTGGTAAACCATCATTCGACTTATACATCTGTGATAAGTCCGTTAATGCTAATAGTTATTTCAGGGGTGTAGATAAGTTCACTCCAAATGCTTTAAAATAAATGGTAAAAAACTTTACTTATTGCAATTAGTATAGTATAATATAGGTATATGTATGAAAATTTAGTAGTATTTTTACTACTAACATTAGTAAAAATAACGTATATATATTAGTGGTTGATAATATTATCAATCCGTATTTTATTTTAAATTAGGAAACATTATGAACAATAAACTTTTACTAGCAACAATGATTGCTACGACTTTAACTGCTAACGCATCTGTAGATATTACTGGTAACTACGAAGGCACATTCACTGACGGATCTGGTGCTACTTATGCACAAGACCTAGACCTCACATTAGTTGGTTCAACTGCAGGTTCTAAAGTAACAGTTATGTTAGAAGATTTGACTGGTGGCACTGCTGTAACAACTAGCCAAGTATTTGTAGAAACAAGTATTGAGGGTATTGGTTTGAAAGCAGGTAATTACAAGGGTCAAAATGGTGGTGGTTTATTACAAAGACAAACTGCTGTAGCAAATCAATTTGAAATTGCAGTAGATACAGGTTTTGCCGACGTTCATGTTGGTCAAGCATCAGGTGATGGTCATGCGACTGTAGACGTTTCTACAACCGTTGCTGGTTTTGGTCATGTAAGTGTTCAAAACGTAAGTGCTACAGATCGTTTTGTTTCAGTTATTACTGAGTTCTTTGGTATTGGTGTAAATGCTGAAACGCAAAACACATCAGTTGGTCGTAATACTGCAGTGACTGCTAATGCTTTAATCGGCACGGAAACAGCATTCTTTGAAGTTACAGGTATGATTGTTGATGTTAATGACGCAACTGCTGTAACACAAGATGATGGTCTACTTGGTGATATTTCAGACGCAGTAAATGGTAAAACTGTAACAGGTTTAGTCGTTGCTACTAACACGTTATATGGTACTGTAACTGGCAAACTTATTGATAAGAACGATAAGAATACATACGTTGCTGAAGTAGAGAAAGGTGTATTAACATTAGGATATGCTAAGACTGAAGACACAAACGGTGTTGCTTCTGCTGAGATTAACATAGCATTTTAATCTTAATTAGGGCATCGTAGACCTACTATAAACGTGGGTTTCTTTGCCCCTTTTTACGCTCTAAGGTACTAAATAAGTATATT